CGTTGTTACCTGCACCGCCTACGGTTACTGAGCCTAGAGTTGAAGTTGTGGAGTTGAGTGAAGCAAGGGTACTTAGACCTGTTACGCCTAGAGTGCCGCCAATAAGAGCATTTCCTGCAAGGTGTAAATCTTTATATTTTAAACTAGAGGAGCCAATGTCTACGGTGTTGGTTACTGTAGGGGTTATACTTGTGCCAGTGTTGGCTACTATCTCATGCCATTGGGCTGCAGAAGCTGTAGCAGAAGCACAGATAAATATTCGCTTAGTAGTGGTATTTATCCAGAGAGATCCTACTGCATAACCCTGATTGATATCCTGTGTGATAGTAGGATTACTTGTAGTAAAGTTATTCTTACCGCCTGTACCACCATGAACTGCAGGTAAAACTCCAGATACAGAAGTGGCTAGTGGTATTTTTGGAGCATCTCCTGTAGCACCAGTATGTCCATGACCTGTTGTTGCTTGAAATGCTGCTAAAAGTTGATTAAATTCAGCATTAAGTGGTGGAGCCGTGATATCCGCGCCATTGATAATTTGGCTTACAGATTGGCGAGTATATCCTGCCATGTTCTACCTTCTCCCCGAAATCGAAAATTCAAATACTAAACCTTGGATGGAGTAGGGTTCTGATTGACCCACTGTCACAAAGGTTGCTCTTGTTGAAAAACCTGACCCCTGCACATCTGCAGTAAGAATTGGTTTTGAGTTACCACCATAAAGGGCGTTGGCATCTCCGTAATCTAAATTGAGTGCGTTATATCTAACTGGGCCGCCTGTAGATGCCTGAGTATATTCTGAAGGCTTACTTGTGTTGTAGTCACCCCAATCGTAGTCCAAGGATAAGAAAAATGTTGCTGGACCTTCTGCCCTTACAAATGTGTTTACCTTGCGGAGTGTCTTCCTGACTTCTGTATCTCCAAAATCTAAGTAGGGGGTGCTATAGACTGCGACTATGTCATTCCCTGCAAAGCTTTTACCATTCTCTTGCTGATAAACTTTACCGTCGTAATCCCCATGAACCACATACTCTTCTGAGCCAATATAACCAGATTCAGTACATGAAGCTCTAATTCCAGACAGTTCTCCAAAAGACCAATTTATAGAACCTTGGCTGTCATACAGCCCACCAATTATCCCATAACTATCCACTTGTGGGGTAGTGGAATCTCCGACAAAGAACCTGACCTGACTTTTACTTCTTATGACCACTGAGTTAACTGTGTCTGCAGAGTAGTTTTTTATTAGGTTAACCAGTGTAACCTGTATTGGCTTACTTACTGTTTCTAGTTCTACGTCACCAATTTTAGATGTTGAGGAGACAGGTCTGAAACCGTCTGGTGCTAAGAAGAGTAGGTCACCTGCAATCTCGACTACGCTGTCTCGCGCTATGCAGCCTACGTTGTTAGTCACACTCTCAAGAGCAAAGGTAATTCCACCTGCAGAGTTCTTGGTTGTTCCTACTTTCTTTATAGAGTTTGTTCCAAATACGAAGAGGTCATCTCTAAAAGGTTTAATCTGGACTACATTAAAAGCAGGACTTAGAGATCCCCCACCTGCAGCCGATGTCCAAGTATAGGGATCATTAGGTGCAGAGTGTCTAATAGTGGCTCTCGATGTCAGATCACCACCTACCCAGAGATGGTTCTGATACTCTCCTACTATCGAAGGGGCATCTACAAGTTGGTTACCACCTGGACTGCTAGTACCACCAGAATTAGCTTGTTGTAGTTCGTACCAATTAGTTCCATCAAAAATTAATGCAGGATTGATCCCATCTACAAAACAAATGCTAGATCCAGTACCCCAATCAAATTGCACTTGTCGTATTTTACTTATGCTCAAGCTTCCAGAAACTGTGTTTCTAGTGGGCTGATTAGCAATAACCTGCCAACCAGAGTATGCAACAAATTTATAGAACTTATAAGTAGTCGCACCTACATCTTTTCTTGCGGCTATAAAGTAGGGATTGCCTATATGCTCGTTCTTGTAGAGAGCTAATCCTAGTACTGCACCCTCTGCACTTGCTCCACCAACTGTAATATCTAGACCACCTAAGTGGTGGTAGCCTTCGATGCGTCTGTAGCCGCCATAAAGACTTGGCTCAAAGTTGACCAATCTTGTAGCTGAACCAGACTTATTATCTGACAGATCTAAGTGGTTTTCATTACTATTCAGACCGCCACTACATATAAGTTTGAAGGACTCAATTTCATCTGCCATTAAAAGGCTACCCTTGTATCCCTGACATACTCAAAATTATTTATATAAAGTGTCTGTAAATCTTTTATTCCAAGCGTGAATGCTTGGTAGGCGGCATTAGCAGCTTCTATATTGTCCTTAAACATGTATAGATGATATAAAGCCCCATCCACTATTACAGTATCAAAGGCTTCTGGTATTCTGGTTACATCACTACTGTTTGTTAGATCTGTGTAATTTAAGTAATATCTAAATCGTACATTGTAAGCTGCATTGGGTGAGGGAGTTATACCAAAGCCACTTCCATGTGATGGAAAGACATTGTCTGGTATACTTCTACCTGCACTACCTGCAGAGTAGTCGGCATCTCGATGTCTGGCGTACCACTCATCTCTTTCCATAAAACCTAATGTTTTAAAAGATGCACGTAAACTGGAATCTTCTTGGATTTGAAAACTGTTCCAATCCACTTTCTTAAAAGCATTAGGCCAACTATATTCGGACTGACCTGCAGTTAAGGTTTGTGTAAATTCGGCTGCGTTAAAAGGCCACTCAAATTCTGCTTGGTTAATTTTACTTACTGCAGCTTTTACTGCGTCCTTGACTAAACTTTGTATGCCTCTGGTATTTGCAAATTCAGCCGTAGCTATTTCTACTTCATTAAGTCTGCGAAGAACCATATTACACAAGTTTATATAAGTAGAGGGCATTTAGCGTTGTCCTAATATGAGGATAAGGGGCCAGTACGCACTGACTAGCCCCCTAGAGTAGTTATTACTTACGCAAGGTTGTAAGCAGCCGTCATCAATGCTTCTGGACGAAGTATTTTCCTAGCATAGAGGTTCATTCCGCGCACAATATCTGCAAATGTAGTTGGAGAACGGAATGTCTCTGTTTTTGAGATTTGCTGTGCGGTTGAAACTGATGATGCGTGTCCTGCAACCATCACGCCAAATGCAGTCTCAGAACCTGCAGCCGCTGAAACTCCTGCGCCACCGCCTATATAGGGCAGATTGTTTGACTTGTAGATTGTGAATCCACGAAGTTGCCCTGGCATACGACCATTGCGAAGTTCATCGCCACCACCGAAGTCAGTATTGATGAGTTTTGAGTTCTCATCCATCAATACCTCTGCGAATACTGGGTCAATTACAACCCAACGTCCATCAGTGTCTACGTTAGCTTGATCCATTTGACGCGCCATGCGGTTTAAGATTGCTAGTGGTGAAGTGATACCACCTGCACCCCCACCTGCTGCGATTGGAATAGATGTAATTTCAGCCGCACCGCCTACATCTGATCCACCGAAGTCAGTTATATCCAATGAATTTGCTGCTAATAGCTCATCATTACCTGCATTGGAGTCAGCCTTTGTGCCGTTTACGTCACCTGATGCTGCACGTCTTGCCCATGAGGAAGGAGTTTTCCAACCTGACAGGTAGCCAAGTACTTCTGCGTCCATTGTATCACGCAACTTGTACCCTGCACGATCACTAGCTAAATCACCAAAACTTACATGACTATGAGCTTCCTCGATGTCATCGATTGCAAACTGAAAATAATTTGCTTGATCGACAACCATTGTGAAGTCAGCGTCTGTAAGATCTTGTGTAGCTAATGTAGTACCACGTTCATATGTGGTTACAGTGATATCAGGTTCTTTAATGATTTTCACTGAATCTCCGAAATTAGCGATTTCTCCGCTATAGTCGGTGTTTGTGATTGCGTCGATTACAGAACTTTTTCTTAGCGCAAGTTGTACTTTTTTTGAGTACAATATTGGCGAAAAGTTTCCTGAGTTAAGATTTGTGTAGCCCGATGCTTTTGGAAATGCCATTGTGTTTCTCCTATATGAAATGGCTTTAAATTAGCCCCTAAATGAGGCAGCTAGATCAGATAAGTAAAACGCAGTGTCAGTCGTCATAGGAGTGTCATACGGAGTATGGTTCCCATCTTACTGGTAGACTTTGTTAGTAATTTATCTGGAAGGTTAAGGTGAGGGGTATACCTAGTAGGTGTCCTTCACACTTAGTAATTCAATAGTGTCATTATACCACGGACACCTATTTAATTCAATAGTTAAGTGTTATCTAGCCGCACCTGATACGTCATACTCAAATTGACCTTCAGATATAGCTTCTTGAATAGCGTCTTGGTTCTTTTCAAATTCTTTATCAGTCATTTTGGCTATAACACTTTCCGAAAAAACAGCCCTAACTTTTGCAGCAGGGGCAGAAGCATAAGTCCTACCTACAGATTCAGCCGCGCCTTTAGTGGTCTTAGTTCCAGTTTGGGCTTTATACAAATCAATTGTACTAGCTGCCCACTCTGCATCTGTATTGTTTTTGTAGACGCTGTCTTGAACAGTAGGGTGTTGCCGTGAAACCCAATCATGGAATTTTCTACTCTCACGAATTTTTGCAAAGTCAGGATGTCTCTCAAGTAGTTTTTGTTCAGCCGTATTCTTATGAATTTGGCGTTCAAATTGTTCTACCTTTTCAAGACGCTTTTCACCTTCTCTGAGAACTTCGTTAGCCCTCTTTTGGGCAATTGTATCAACAATTTTAGCAACGTCAGGATACCGCTTAGACCAAGCTTCAACTTCTTGATCAGTTTTTGGAAACTTGATTTGACTTCTTGTAGCTTCGTCAAGCTGCTTCTGCATATCTTGCATCTGTTTAGCAGACTGATCCTTAACTGTTTGAATATGTCTCTGAATGTCAGTATAGCGTTTTTTATAACTTTCTTCTTCAACATCTAATTCTTCCACTGGTTCTTGCTCTTGTTGAGCCATCATCTCTTGACTGTAAGTCAAATTATCTTCTGGCTCTGGAGTTCTTTGGTACTTTTGTTTTTTCGACATAATAATCCTTCATGGGTCCGATAAATCGGGTATCCATTAATTAAACCGCAAATGCGTATTTCTGTTTTTTCACAATTGCAGGTAGGGTTTTAGACTCTGGGATTAATTCTTCATCCTCATCGTCATCTAAATGGTCATCTACCATTACGGTAGCGACCTCTACATCCATCTGTTCTGATGGAATTTCGTCGGATGTTTCGACTTCCTCTTCGGCTTCTTCTTGTTGAGTATCGTCTGAGGCTTGTACTTCGGTTTCCTCAGTTCCCTCGCTATCGGGTTTACCCGAATGATACCCTGTGTTTTCGCAGTGGTCACAACCTTTTCCTTTACACATTGGGCATTCAGTGACTTCTTCCTCAACATGCTGAATGAGGCCATCCATATGCATCGACATGAGACCCATTTCGGCCTCAGCTTGCATATCCATAATATGTTTAAGGCCGTGATATTTAACTACGTGGGCAGGTAGGACATACTCGCCACTACTTAGATTAGCATCGATGTCATCTCGTACATTCTCTGCAGTTGATCCTAGTGGTATTGGGTTGCCAGATACTTCATCATAACTCATTAATCCTGCTTCTTCTTCATCATCAGAGCCACAAGGCATCCCACCGTGATATAAATTCATCTCATCCTCGTCTACTAATTCGTTGTTTTGTAATGCTAACTGTACTTCTCTCTCTGCAGGGGAGACAAAGCCATCTTCATCTTTGTCGGCTTTTGAAATATCAATTTGTTCTTTGTTATCTGCTATTTCTTTGTCTTCCTCTGATCGACCTTTCATGCCATCGTCCTTTGTAATAAAACCGCCAGTATTAAAATTTTCTTTTAGATAGTTAAGATAAGGAAAGGGGCTTTCTATCAGACCTGCTCTTTTTGCAGTACTTAGACCAAAAGCTACTCCTGTCTTAGCGAGATCCCTGAATGACATCTTGTCTTCGTCATCGTTTTGTAGGTAGTCATAATATTCATCTAGCTTTTCTTGAGCTTCTTCAGGTGTCCACTGATCTGACATCAGTTTTCTACCGTCATCATCCTCGAATGTTTTTATTTCTTGTTCTATTTCCTGCAGTGTTTTGACTGCACTATCACCGTAAGCCTTTTGCCAGTTCACACCTGAATTGATTGCGTTATCTATGGCAGTTTGCCGATCCACTTCTTTGCCATCCCAGATAGAAGGAATTAGGGTCTGTACCCCATTAATCTCTTCAATCCTGCCTCTTACCGTAGAGAGAGTGCCGTCATCGTTCTCTAGAGCTTTACCATTGGCGATGTTGTAGAAGTGATGTTCTAATAATGGGTCCATTTAATATCCTAAAGGTGAGAGTAAGCCGCCTCTGTTCATGGCGTATCTTACTTGGTTTTTAATTTCTCCATCACCTTTTGGTGGTATCGGTTTTGGGGCTTCGGCTCTTTTCCAATAAGTTACACCTTTTGCGTAAACCCTATCTCTGTAGATTGTAGCAATATCGAAACCTTTAACAGCTTGTCCTGTTTTCATGTCGGTAAAGAGATGTTTATCAAAAGGATTAATACCTACTTCAACAACCGTATCATCTATTTCATTAAGAACATTTCTTTGAGAGGTAAACTTACCTTGCACAGACATAGCAGGTACTTTTTTACCATCTTCAGCTATAGCTCTTCTTTTACCTTGATCTACATGAAATGTACCATCTGTTACTGTAACTGCAGGTAAATAAGACTCAGCCTCACTATAATTAGGAGTTCCGTTTGGTCTAATGGGATGGACAGTTTGTAATCTATTGAATGGTGCAGGTGGGCCGTCAGGATCTATTTTGGAGCTTAAATTTAATCTAATAGATTTTTCTTCACCTTCTTTTACTACCATTCCTATTTTAGCATTCTTTTTAGGACCACCTGCAGTACTTCTACTTAAATCAATTGCCTCTAAGTTATCTAAATCATAGTTTTTTAATACAACATCAGGATTTTCGATATTAAATTGGCTTGTACCTATTTCTAATTCGTCTGCAAAAGCAGTAGCCATCTGGTCATCTAAGGGTTTAGGCGGTGCAACAAAATTGTAAGTTTTTATATCTTGACGTTTTTTTGATAAGTTTTGCTTATAAGCATCTCTCTCAGCCTGTTCGATTAGGTTAATATACTCATTAACTTCCTCAATCATTTGATCATCTACTTCGGTAGATATGTCAGACATAGTCAGTGATCTTTGATCTCCTGAAGTAGGTATATCTGCAGCCCTACGCTTTTCAAAAAATGGTCGCATAAGTATTTCGTAGGGTATAGGCTCTAATTCCCCTGCATATCCTGCAGCCCCTGTTGGTCCTATCTGGGAAGAATAAGTCTTATGTTGCCTTACTGGGTCTGTAATTAATCTTCCTGAAGTATCAAAATTAGCTATCGAAGAACCTTCTAAATTAGGTGTATCTAAAAGCCTTGGATCTGAGATAGCTACCCTTGCATCTCCCATAGTAGGAAAGCCTTTTTCAACGTAAGTCTGACCGTCAGGTGCTTTCTTATCTAGTTGTTTCCAAATAAGTTGTCTTCTAGTTCCTGGGACATTGGTAATTAAGTATTTTTTTGCGGCATCTAAATCATCAAACCCAATAAAGTCGGGGTCCACATTTTCTTTTACCCAGTTACTTAATTCTTTAATGTCTTTCTTTTTGATAGGTGATTGCTTCATCATCTCCATGACAACATCACTCATCATAGTACTGAAATCACCACCTTCAGGACTCATCGACATATAAACGCCTTTTGCGTTTAATCCTTCTTCACCTATTCTAGCCGCTTCTTCTGCTTGGCGGCTCATAACACTTTCCATAGAAGCAAAGGCTCCAGTGTCAGGAAACCTCATAAAACCTCTACCGCCTTGTAATTCTACTGGAACTTCAAAGTCATAATCTCTAGCCCCACCTCTAATACCTGTAACAACTTTACCTGCATCAGTCCTGTCGGCTACGAGTGGTATTAATTTAGATCCCTTTAAGTCTTCAATTTTTATTTGTTTTTCTGGTATGAGTATTCCCTGATCTGTAGATTTTACATCTATGTCGGGAACATAATTAGGGGCTTTGTTCTTGTAAAAACCTTTAGAACTTCCTGCTTGTCTTACAGGATCTAGTTGATCTTTAGTTGCGGTATTAGAAAATACATTGCCAAGATTAGATCCCAATACATTAGGATCATATTCAGGCATTGCATCTACAACTTTGTTAGCTCTGTCGGCAACCATCTTTGCGCCAGACATTATAGCTTTCTGTGCTACATCTCCTGCACCTGGAACTAGACCTATAATTGTAGCTGCTGCACCAATGCCGCCTAATGCACCAATTAGATAATAGTTAGGATTTTCTTTATTAAGCTCATCACCGATGAAATTAAGTGTTTCATAACCACCTTTTATGTCACCAATAATAGGCGTAAAATCTGCAACTACATTCCCTACGTCCTTCCACGTAATTTCAGAGGGAGTATATTCTTGGCTATACTTGTCAGCCTCGCCCTGCCAATCTTCCGCTGTACCGCCTAAAAAAGTGGGATTATCATCTTGATCTAATAGGTCTTGTAGAACACCCATAAAATATTCCTAATTATAATATATTTTTTTCGTAGATATTATTCTGCACCCATTATGGCTTCATCTCTAAGCGTAGATATTCTACGGAGTTCTGCTATCGCACCCTGCGTTTCTAAGATGCGGTTTTGATCCTTACAGGTCTCTAAAAAATTACGTAGAAACTCTATCCGTTGATCAGCATAATGTTTTAAGGTTTCGTATTGTAGTTTGTCGTTTACTAAGGGTAATAACGACTGATAAAATGTTTTATCCATTACTATCTCTTCATGCACTTCTTTGCTTTTTTACAGGGAGCTTTTGAGTTGCAGGTTTTGCAGTATTTCATTGTATTATTCCTTGCTGTTGTTGTGGTGGATTACCGCCATTATCACCGCCACCTTGACCAGTGAATCCTGCAGCATCTGGTTCAGGAGCTTGTCCTTGAACTATTGTTCCACCGCCATTTCCTGTAGGATCAGACACTGGGGGTACTGCAGAGGCTGCAGCGTCTGGTGGTGGGGCAGGTTGTTGAGGCATCATCGCCTGTATCTCTGCCATCATTTTCTGTTGGATAGCTGCCTCTCTAGGATCGTTTAAGATTTTTTCTTCATCGAGATCCATCGATGCTGCTAGTTCTCTGAGTATGTAGTCATACTTGATAAACGGAGCCATCTGTTCATTGCCTGTCATCTGCATAAACTGTAGTAGACGTTGGCTACGTACCTCGTTCCGCATCAAGCTTTCAGTACCTCTGGCTTTTACGTCCAAGTCTCCAAGCATTTCAGGATCAAAGTTAAACTGCATGTTGAAGGAAAATAGGCTTTTACCTAGTGGTCCTAGTAGGTAGTCATCGACATTTCTAACTACTGCTTTAATATTTTGTGCAGCCGCCCCCATCAACATCGACATACCTGACGCAGTTCGTCCTACACCGCCAACGGCTCCAGAACCATGTGAGTAGCTAGGTATACCAGTAGCTTCATCTGCTAACTGTCTGGCCTTGTCGAATAGGTACAAATTCTCTTGTGCGGTATTCTTCGGAGAGGTTGAATAAATAGCTTGTCCAGGTGCGCCTGACTGTCTCCTAAAGACCTTTCCTGGATATATGCTCATGTCCTGTCCTGGTACTAGGTTAGTTTCATCTACTTCAAATATTAGGTTTCCAGACAGGGCTGCGTTATCTACAGCCATTCGCATAAAACCATTCATCAGCAATTGCGTATCTTGCATATTTTCCGCAACACCAATGCCCCAGAATGAGTAGGGGTTGATTTCATATGGAACAGATAAATAGGGAATACGGCTTGGTGTAAACGGATTCAGGACTAGTCGTAGGATCTGACCGTTACATATCCATATATTGACCTGTATTTCATCTTGTTTGGCTAATTTTCTAGGGATGTCTATGTCAGCTTCTTCTGCTAACTCAGTATCTAATATTCCCCAATATTCTAAGACTTCGTATCTATCCATCTCATGGCTGACACCGCCATCTTCCATGTGATCTTCCCAGTAGCTACGCTCGTAGTTTGGTCCGTATTCGAGAGCTAGTTCTATAGACTCATTACGGAAGTGAGGGCGTTTCTTCAGAGATCGAAGCTGAGTGCGGTTCATCCTATGCCGTTGGACGGTAAATTCGGCTTCAGACATATTACGTGCGTCAGGATCTGGGTAGAAATCCCAAATGGAGACATATTCCATCTTAGGGATGGTTTCCATTATGGGGTCGTAGTCACCATCCTCAGTCCAACGTGGATATTCCTTAGATTGGGCAAATGGACCCTTCATAACGCCAGTTCCAAACAGAACAAGCTCGTTTGCCAGTGATCTTAGGTGTTTCGGGGCATCGCTTTCGTCTAGCTGATCGTGCATCAGCTTTTCCATCTTCATGGCAGCTACTTTTGCAGGTTCATAAGTAATAGATCCTGGTAATTTACCTGCACCTAGCTCTAGGTCACTCTCGATTGCCCCTAAATCTTCCTTGTAGATCCCTAAGTCTTTTGCGAGGTCTGGTCTGACTACATTATTAGGTATTTTATAGTCTACACCTGCTTCTTCTTTGACTTTTTCTTCAGTAAGGGCGTTGGGGTTGTATGATACGGTGTCGGCTACGTTATTTGGGTACTTCCTAGCCTCAATTCCAATTGGAAACTTGCTACCTGCAAATAATACGTCCACTACTTGAGCATATGCCGCTAAAACTTTGGTTTTAGTGATTTTTATAAAGGCTTTAGACTTCTCCGTTTCGGTAAATTGTACCTCACTGGAGTAAAGTCCTCGATAATTACGATATGCGTCTAGCCATCTCTCTTCGTCTGTCTGTCTTGCGTCTTTTGCGCGGTTATATTGCGACTTTATAAACGCAACTGCACCAGAATACTCCGTATTTTCTGTTTCAACGTCACCAGTTTCGTCCAGTGGTATAATTAAGCTAGAATCTGAGTCTTCATCTGGTAGAGGTTTGTCCATTAATGCCATATTAGTATCCAAAAATTGCGTCTGCAGGTCGCCAGACTTGTTGAGGTACGCCCTGCCCAAAATCAAATGGGCTAAAAGACCTTGGTCTACTCATAACTGCGTACCTAATTGAGTCATAAGTGTGTCTCTGTTGCGAGGTTCGGGGGTCTATATCGTCACCACCTTTAGGATCTGAGGGAATAACTGGTAAATCTGCTATTACCTGTCTGCAGGTGTTGAAAAACTGTAGCCCTGATCTCTCTAACTCTTCGTCTACCTTGAGGACTTCATGTAGTCTGTTCTTACCTGCTATCCTTGCGCCATTAGTTCGGTCACTTGGTCGCCATCTGCAGCCCTCTGCTATCATCTCTTCGGCAATCGATGGACCTAACTGACCGCGCTTATGCCAACATGAGCTATCGAGGACTCCATATTGCATCTTCTCTGAACCTTCGGCCTCTAGTATTGCCCTAGCTAGATCCCTGCCTGTATGTTTGGTCAGGTACAATTCACGGTAGCAGATTAAAGTTTCATAGCTTGGATCGATAGCAAACCAATGCACTGCGCTATAACTAGCATAGCCGTAGTCGCATGACCTAAATCTGACCCAGTCAGTCGGAAGATCATAAGGTTCAATGACATGATATTTCTGTCTAAATTCAGGAAATGCCGCACCGTCTGCAACTGACCAATCTCCTTCTAGTAACTGCCTACGCTGCATCTCTGGTAGAGAGAGCAAGTTAGCCTCGTACTGACCACCTTCCATTAGGTAGGGGTTGTCAGATAACTTCGCAGGTATGAAGCGTCTGTAAAATAGTGGCTCACCTGCTTTTTCGTGATGGTCTGGGTAGACTAAGTCTTTACCTGTCTCGATGTCTTTGGCTACAAACTTGGTGTTTGCAGGGGCAGGGTCTATGAACGTCCTCTTAACCCAACCGTGTCCTATTCCTCCAGGATTCGTGGTCGCTCTCATGTAGATGGGCAGGGTAGGGTCTGTGGTACGTAGTCGAGAGCGCATGTAGTTCCAAGCGAAGTCAGTTGGATATTGCGTTAACTCGTCGAAGGCTATGTAACTAAACGCCTGACCTTGATATCGAAGAACGTCTTGGTCTCTCTCTAGATAAGTGAGCCATAATTTAGCACCACTTGGGAAAGTCCACTGTGACTTCTTCTCTGCCCATCTAGCTCCCTTGAATGCTTTGGGATAAAGTTCCTGTGTCTTCCAGACAATTTCCCTAAGCTCATCATTTGTTCTACGTAGTATTAACCCATTAAAATTAGGATTTGAGAAGTATCTCATGGGGTCAGAAATCAGGCTGAAAGTTTTCCCCCCACCTGCTGCGCCTCCGAATAATACCTCTCGTTCACTCGCAGCTAGGAAGTCTGTCTGTGGTCCTTCATTAGGGGCGAAGACTACTTCCTGCTTTTGTTTTTGCTGATCAATACTGTCGAAGTCTAGCGTACTTGAGGGGCTATCTTCCTTAGTAGTGAGTTGCTCTAATCCCTTCTTAGCAATTGTCAGTCTGCGTTTAGCGTCTGTCTGCTTGCGCTTTGCTATTGCTAGTTTCTTTTCAGCCGTTGTCTTGGGCTTATTCTTCTTGGCTTCTTTATCTAGCTGCTTCAGTCTCTTAGAGGGGTTCTCAGTACCCTTGCCTCTAAAACGCTTCCAAATCAGAATAAGACCTTGGTGAGTTATCGAGTCACCTGTCTTACTAATCAACCACGCAGCAACTTTTCGAGAGGAGTTCCCTTCCTCAAGATAATCCATAGCCTGATTTACGAAGTCTGCCTTTTCCTGATCAGGTACTAAGACTAGTGGATCACTAGCTGACGCTACGTAAGCATATGGTATTTTCGCATTCTTGTTGGGTCGAGTGCGACTAGGCCATTCATTCAATCGTCATTTTTCGGTGGCAATATAAACATTGCACCGCCTGTGTTGTTTACTTCTACTTGCTCTTTCTTAATCAACCCTGTTCGATCTAGTATCTGGGCTGCAGCGGCTATTGAATTTCTAGCCCCCATAGCTTCTGGGTTGTCTAACACCTCTGATAGTCCGTATGCAGCCTTTGGAGCATTCATAGCCAACATCAGGGATGCCTTCTCGTTGATCTCCTTCTGTAGTGGTCCTACGACTGCAGATATACTAGTCGTGTCTGCGTATCCTGCTTCCTTCATAGCGAGGCGAATATTACCTCTACATTCAGGTGTCATCAGTAGCTCTAGAAATAGAGACTGCATGTCAGTGAGTTGTTTCTTCTCTTCCATTATTTTACCTCAAAAATACAAAACACAGGCCGACGATACCTGTGGCAATCATCCAGAATATACGTTCAGCGAAGGCTATCTTCTGACCTCGAACCAAAGCTTGCTTTTCCATCTCACTAAG